TCAATGGTGAGGTCGTACAGGCCGCCGCCGGTCAGGACGCCGGTGGTGTCGGTGTTGAAGATCCGCAGGCAGTCCCCGGTGCCGGTGAAACTGATCATCGTGGCCCACCGGCCGGCGCCCCGCAGGCTGGCGTACAGCAGGTTCTGCATCGTCAGCGTCGAGGACACCTTGTACGTCCCCGCAGGCAGGTACACCACCCCCCCCGTCGAGGGGAGGGCGTTGATCGCCGCCTGGATCGCGTTCGCCGAATCCGCCACCCCGGTCGGGTCGGCGCCGTAAGCCTCGGCGAGGACGTTGATCCACCCGGTGGCGCCCTGGTACATGTCCCGGGCGGCCACCCCGTGCTGCACCATCGTCCCGCTCGAATGCGCCGAGGCGGTGGTGCCGTCATCACCGCGGATGCAGTTGCTGAACGTGTACGGCCCGCTCCCGGTGGCGGCCTGGGTCACAGTGATGACCTCGGCGGTGGACGTGCCGGGGGCGACGATCAACGTGAACGGGAACAACGCCGGCAGGCCGGTGACGGACTGGACCTGCACGCTGCCCGATGATCCTGACGCAGCCGGTGACAGGCCCGCAGCCAGAGTAGTAGCAGGTGCCGACGACGAGTAGAAAAAAATCGCTGACCCTCCTTCAGGTGAGAGAAGTCAGCGGCAAGAAGAGGAGGGTCAGGCGGGCGGCGCGAGCGAACCCGTCACGGATGTCCCGTTTCGCCTGTTAAAAGCGTATGCCTGCTGCTGGGTGGCGGTGAGGATCTCCCTGCCGTCGATGCTGACGTGGGTGTGGATCACCATCGGCCCCACGTTGCTGTTATCGGCGCCGCCCCTGACACGGCCCAGGGCATCCGACAAAGACCAGTTAGGAACCACTTGCTCGCCGCCGGCGAACCGCACCATCTCCGGGCCGCTTTCCCCGACCAGGGTCCACCCGCCCGGCGCGTACGCCGCGCCGGACTGCAAGCCGCCGCCGAGGGGGTTGCCGGACCCGGTGCCGCCGGAAGAAATGGTGACCTGCCGGACCTGCTCGGTGATGGTGAAGGTTTTGTCGTGCAGGCCGGCGACTTCGCCGATGAGCATCTGGACCATGGCGGCAGCCTGGCCGGCGGACATGCCGACGCCTTGGAGGTCGCGGATGAGCTGGGTGCGGACGCCCTGTCCCCGGGCGGTGGCGGCGGTGCCGTTGGCGACCATCTGGGCGTAGGTGTTGATGAGGCCGTTGACGTTGGAGAAATGCAGCCCGGCGGACACCATCTGCTGGATCAGGTCGTTCCGCAGCGTGGACGCGAACTGCTGCGCCGCAGCCGACACGTTGGAAAGCTGCCCTACTTCCTGCTGCATGATCTTGTTGAAGTTGGAGGTGGACGTGGTGTTCTGCTCCACCCAGTCCTTCAGCGTCTTGTAACTGCTGGTCGCCGGGCCGCCCGCTTCCTGCGCCAGCGCTGACAGTTCCTCCGTCGCCGTCTTCGAGTACTTCGCATACGGCAGGAGTTGCTGTACCACGTACGCGATGGACTGGGTGTACTGCTTGTTGGTCACCGCGCCGTAGGCGGCGGCGATCCGGAGCTGGTCGGTGTACTGCTGGGCTTGCTGCAGCGCGGCGTCATAGTTCTGCCACACCTGCGCGCCCACGGTGCCGAACCCGCGCAGCGACATCGCCGCCGCCTGGGTGGACGACACGACCTGGCCGGAGAAGATCCGGAACCTGGTCCCGGCCGTGGTGATGGCGTTGTTTATTTCGCCGATGTCGGTGACGAATGCGGCGAACGAGCTGGTCAGGCCGGTCGCGTTGGCCATGAACTGGTCCCACGCCTGGTTGAGCTGCTGCACCTTGGTCTGCTGCAGCCCGGCGGAAACCGCGACCGCGTTCAGGTCGTTGTTGAGTACCCCCCCGGTCTGCGACATCTGCCGGTACCCGTTGACGAGGGACTCGACCTGTATGCCGGCCTGGTTGATGTCCTTGCCGAGTTTGACCTGGGTGGTGCCGAGGTTGACCCCGGCCAGGTCAGCCAGCGCCATCGACTGGGTGAGGTTCGTGCCGAACGCGTTGGACAGGGTGACCGCGCCGGCGAACAGGCTGCGCTCGTCGGCGTACTGCTGCTTCATCGCCGAGGAGAGGCCGGTGATGTTCTGCTCGGCCTGGCCCTGGGCGACGGCGAGGCCCTTGTAGGCTCCGGCGACGCCCTGGCTGCCCATTTCCCTGCCGAGGTTCCGGGCTGAGACGGCGGCCTGGTCCTGGGCCCGGGTCAGGGTCACGATGTTCTGCGCGATGATGCCGAACTCCTGGACGTTCTTCGCCTTGGCCACGGCCTGCTGCAGCGAGTCACCCATCTCGGCGGCGGCGCCCTTGGCGCGGAACATCTCGAACACCAGCCCGCCGATCGCGGCGACTGCGAGGCCGACGCCGAGGGCCTCCCAGGCGGACATCCCCTTGATCGCCGCGGTCATCGACTCGGACATCCTGGTGATGCCCGCCGCGGCGGCGTCGCTGACGAACGGCAGCCGCGCTATCTGCGCGGCCAGGGCCGGGATGAGGCCCATGAAGTTCTTCACGATCCCGGCCGCCCGGGTGAACGAGAAAAACCTGCCCTCTACAGCCTGCGTGGCCAGGCCCAGCCTGTTCAGCCCGGCCACGGCCAGCGAGCCTATGGCGTTGAACTCGTGGAACGCGAACGCCCCGAGGATCAGGTAATGCGAGAACGCGCCCAGGTTCGTGGAGACCTCGATCAGCCGTGACAGCCCGTCGACCACGCTGAGCAGCACGTTCGCCAGGCCGGGCATGTCGGACACGACGTTGAGGACGGCGTGCCCCAGGTTGCCGAAAACCTGCCCGAGCTGGATGGCGTCATTGGTCATGTTGGCCAGCAACCCGGACAGCGCGCCGCCCTGCTGCAGGAGGTCCACGTTGATCGACGCGCCGACCCTGCCGAGGGCCTGGTCCACCTGCAGCCCGGACTGGGCCAGGTTCACCATGTGCGACCGGGCGGCCATCAGGTACTCGCCGAGGAGCTGGTAGGCGATCGGGTTCGCCGCGTTCTGCGCCGTCTGGAACGCGTGCCCGAGCCCGAGGACGTCCCCGGTCGTCTTCCCGATCATCGACGCGGTGGCCTCAGTCGCCGTGTACATCGACTGGAGCCGGGTGCCGACCTGCTCGATCGCGCCCTGGTACAGCACGAACGCCGCCGCGCCGGTGGCTATCGCGGCCGGGATGGCGACGGCGGCGGTCTCGATGACCGTGGTGGCGATGCCGTGCCACATCAGGGTGGAGATGCCGAACAGGCCCTTCGCCGCGCGTGCAGTGTCGCTGTACCCGGCGGACAGGTTGCGGGTGACCGGTTCGAGCGCCTTGTCCGCCTCGGCAAGGAGGCGGTCAGCCTTCGCGAGAGCGATGCTGGTGTCAATGCCGGAAAGGCGAGTCTGGTTGAGATCCTTCAGCCACCCGGCTGCATCCGCCGCCATCTCGGCTTCCAGCCGCGAGGCGTCCGCTTCCATGTGCGACGCGGCAGCCACTTCCGCCTCGGCTGCCGCGAGATTCCGCAGCGCCCCGGCCGCGATGACAGCGTCCCCGGCGGACTTGTCAATCGCCCGGTCCATCGCGTCGATCTGGAACTCGGCCAGTTCGGCCGCTTCCATCGCAGCGGTGATGGAGTCCCGCCACTCGTCCATGGCGGGCCGTACCGCCACCGCTGCGGTCTCAGACGCAGCAGCGGCAGCGGCGATGTTGTACTTCAGCCGCGAGACCGCCGCCTCGGCTTCCAGCGCCGAGTTCCGCATGTCGTTCAGCCGTGAGGCGTACGTTCCCGTCGCAGCAGCCGCAGCAGCCGCAGCGCCTGCCTGGTCGCCCGCCTGGCCGGCAAGTTTCTGCGCGGCGTCGGCGGCGGCGTTCGCAGCTTCGGCTTCGGCTGCCGTCGCCTCAGCGTTGTGCGCCGCCGCCGCCGCCGCCGCGTTGGTCGCCTCCGCCGCTGCCGCAGCCGCCCGGGCCTCACCGCCCATCGTCTCCTGGAGGATCTCGATGGCGGCGATGTCCCGGGCTACGGCGTCCCGGAACTTGTCGGCCCATTCGATCGCGGTCTGCATGGCCGCAACCCAGGGCCCGACGTTGGCGCCGAACTCCTGGGTAACCTCGGGCAAATCCGGCATTATGCCCAAACCTCATGAATGAACGCGCCTATCGCCTCCGCCGTCAGCGACCCGTCCCGCACCATGTCTTCCGTGGTAGGTCGCATGTACGGCCTGCGCGGAATGGTCACGTGCTTGGCGAAGTTCAGGAACAGGCCGCCACCTTCGCGTTCGGACTTCCAGAACGCCGTCGCCGACGTGGGGTAGTCGGTCTTCCACATCAGGAAGCGCCTTCGCCTCGCGTGCACTTCGCCGCCGAGTTCTTGCAGCCGGGCGTAAATCGTGTGCGGAGCCACGCTGGCGTGCGCATCCGTCCCCGACGACGGCCCCAGCGCTGCGGTCACCGACGCGGCCAACTCCCCGCCGATCTTCGCCGGGAACCCCCCCGGCGGCGACGGCGTCTTCGTGAACTCCGCATGCTCATACCGGTGCAGGTTGACCTTCACCCGGTCCCGGTAAGCATCAGCCATCGCCATCACCACAGGCGGCGCCGAATGCGCGGCACGTTCCTGGAGGGCGCGCAGGAAGCCGGGGAGTTCCTCCGGGGTCACACACCCCCTACGCTCACGTCATGGCCGCCATCGCGCCCAGGGTGCTAGCCGGCCGTGTCCTGCCCGGCGGCGTCGCCCAGGACACTGACCGCCGGCCGGGTTACCTGCGGGTCGTCCTCACCGTCGCCGCCACCCACCCCGCCGCCGCCGCCCCGGAAGGGGTGACGGCGCAGATCCTGCTCCCCGAGCCGCAGGCCGCTCCCGCCGGCACGACGGTGGACCTGGTGGTGGCGTGGACCGGCGGCGGGATGGAATACGCCGGCCCGGTCACGGTGCCCTGCGACACCGTCATAACCACCTTCTGCCTCCGCCGCTGAGATCAGCCGCGGAAGTGGTCCGGGCGGCGGGCCTCCCGCTCCGCACGCTTCCGCAGCATCTCAGCCGCCCGGTTCCTCGCCTGCGTGATCTTCCCGTACCACTCGAACATGGCGTCGCCGATGTCCTCGTCGACCTGCCGCTGCGTCCACCCGAACTGGTCGGCGTAGAAATGGTAGGCCAGCGCCCGCGGCGGCATACCGTCCGGCGGTTCCCCCTGGGCTCCCTCGGAGAAGAACCAGGTGGTCAGCCGCTGGATGTCCCGTTCTTCGGCGAGGGCGGCCTCTGACGGTTTCCCGGGCGTCCGGTGGTGATGCGCTCGAACCGGGCGGACAGGGCGTCTTCGAGGGCGTCGATGTCGTCGTCGTTGTCCGGGTACTCGTCCAGCACGCCGTCCCCGCCCACTGCCGGGACGGGGATGCCCTGCTCGCTGTAAGACCACGCCACGATGACCCTGGTCAGGAAAGCCTTCCACTGCGCTGTGACAGCACCGTGGATGATGGTCTTCCCGTCCTCCACCACCAGGTCCACCGCGTCCCGGACGGCGAACCTGTCACCCGGCACGGTCTGGTCCTTGACGTCTACCCACGCGCCGGACGGCAGCG